CGCTTCCGCCTGCGCCGCCTGCGTGCTCTGGAAAGCCAGAACCGCTTGTTCGGCTGGCAGAGCGACCTTGAACGCATCGCAGGCAGTGGCCCGCTGCCCGAACCGTTCCCCGGCCACCCGCTGCCACCCGAGGAACCGCCGCCCATTTTGATACCGCCATCCCCTGTTACCGAGGACGATGTGCGTGTACTCTTGCGGAAGCCGCCGCCCCGCGTCCCCGCTTCTGGCCGGACCGAGGCGATACCGCAGCCCTAGCCGGCCAGCCCAGGCCCGCCGAGCAGAGCGTTCCCGAAGGAGTGCCGCCGCATGGCTAAGTGGGCTGAACTGACCCCCGACGTGCAAGAGCACATCAAGCGGGTGCGCGCCGGCTGCCTGGCAGTGTGTCAGACCTACTCGGGCAAGATGGAGTCCGAGGCAAAGGCGAACCGCCCGTGGGACGACAAGAGCGGCAACGCGCGCAACCGCCTGAACGCCCACGCCGAGCTAGTCGCCAACACGCCTGACTACTGGGCCGCGCAGGTGGTCCTCGGCCACGGCATCAGCTACGGCATCTACCTTGAGCTAGGCACCCACTTCTTCCGAAACGGCACCGCCTCCAAGGTCACGGGCCTGAACGCCTATCCGATCATCGGGCCGACCATCGAGGCCAACACCGAGCCCTTTACCAAAGCCTGCGAAAAGCTCTGCACCGGGCTGAACGGGATCGGCAAGCAGTGACCGACGAAGACTTCGACCTCGACGTGATCTACGTCATGACGGACGAGGACGGGCGCGACTCCGCCGCTATCGCCAAGCTGAGCAACGGGCGCACGCGCTTCACGATCTACGGCACGCGCATGGAGTCCGATCCCGACGATTGGGCCTACGTGGATATGAGCGACGAAGTGTGCCGCCAGTTGCAAGCAGCGCTCGCCATCGCCCTCGGGAGCGTCAACTAGGTGGCGCAGCTACGCGACCTGATCGCGGAGCATCTGGTTGGTCCTGGCGTGCCCGCGCGACCGTGGGGCGTGCGCGTGGTGGAAACCGGCGCGATGGACCCCGATACCGCCCTGCCGCCGTTCGGGGAGCAGCCGTGGATCAGCATTCGGCAAACGGGCTCCACCGTCGACATCAACCGTGTCGAGGCCAACAACTTCGAGATCAGCATCTTCGGCTCGAACACGTCGTTCACGGCGCTGGACATCCTCGAAAAGCTTGTCATCGGCCTGCTCAACCGCACCACGCTGATCGACACCGATTACCAACCCCATCAGCGTTACACGCTGGTCTACGCAGGAACGGTTCTTGGTGACCAAGTCGTCCCCGAGTGGGACGCCTACGTGCGGACGCTGCACTTCACCGCTAGCGGCACGGCAGCGTGGTACGCGCCTGACGATCCGCGTGCTGCCTACCTGCGTCAGGTCACGCCGGGGATGCTGTGTCTGTCGCAGGGGGGCATCGACTGGTCGGGCGTGCAGACCGACCCGAAGACGTGGACGCCGACCGACGACAGCCCCGGTGTCTACTGGCGTCCCTGGACCGGCCCGAGCGAAATGAACCGCTGGTTTGAGATGACGCAGTACACCGAAGTGCTGGCAGGCCACGTCGTCGCTGGCTCGTCGCAGGCGCAGGACACCTGGGTGGATCGGGTTGCGCTCGCGCTGCCAGGACACGTCCTGTGGGACGACCGCCCGAACCGCCGCCAGTCGACGATGCTGCTGCGCCTGGTCAGTACCGACATCAACGCCGATGCGCTCAACGTGGGCCAGCTTCGCGTCGAGTGCATCTTCACCGAGCTTCGCTGCCCGCCCTATCCCGACTACCCGGAGGTTCGCCAGATCGTCGTCAAGGAGTCGCCGAGCATGGTCGGCTCGGGTCTACCGCGCGAGCTATTTGGTCAACGACCACCGCCCACCATTCGTTCGGCCCAGGAGGACCGGCATGACGCAACCGACACAGCAGCCCTCGCAGCCCCCTCGTCCGCGCGGAGGCCAGCCGGCCCAACCCTCGCAGCCTTCGCAGCCAAGCCAGCCCGCACCGGGGCAACCGTCGCAGCAGCCGACGCCGCCACCGCCAGCGCCGCGACCCGCGCCACCGAGCCAGCCCGCGCAGCCGAGGCCGACTCAGCCAGGCCAACCGAGCCAGCCGTCGCAGCCAAGCCAGCCCGCGCCGGCTCCCGCGCCCGCTCCAGCGCCAACCCCAACCCCGACGCCGAGCCCGACACCGAACCCCTCGGCTACCGCACGAATGGCACCGCGCGCCGCCACCGCGCCGCCACCCCCGCCTCCCGCAAAGCCAAAGGTGGCTGAGTTCTCGGCGCGCGAGCTTTCCCTGAGTCGGGCGCAGGTGTGGGGCGTCAAGCCAGCCATGATCCGCGCCGCGCTCAGGACGGCAGGCAAGGACCGTGTCTCCGTGGCCGAGGGCGAGCAGATCGTCAACAACTTCCGTTCGCTCATCGTCGGAGGACGCAAGTAGATGCCGCTCATCCTGTCGCCAAATGCCCCCATCGACCGGCCAGGCGTTTCGGTCGTCATCAAGAGCGCCGAGACGCCCGGCAACCCTGCGCGAGGCGTCGCAGGCTACTGCGGACGCGCTCGCTTCGGTCCCGTCAACCGCCCCATCCGCTGCACGTCGCCGGCTCAGGTCGCTCGCATCTTCGGCGGCGAGCCCTACGGTGGCGCGGCGGGCAACACGATGGACGGTGCGAGCCAAGCGCTCATCGGCGGGGCCATCGCCGTCGAGGTCGTGCGCATGGGCGCTACGGGCACGGGCGCGCCGGCCAGCATGACGCTTGCTGCCGCAGGCGTGAACCAACTGCTCGTGGAGGCCGTCGCGCCAGGCACGGACGGCAACTTCCTGTTCGTGTCGCTCCTGGGCCTGCCGAACCCCACCACGCAGCGGGTGCTCTCGATCAGTCGCAATGCGGGCGAGGAAGAACTAGAGCGCTTCACGTACATCTGCCCTGATCCTGCTGACGGGTCCGAGGCCGACGCCATCGTGCGCGCTGTCGCCAACCAGGGTGGCAGTGCCTTCGTGGTGCTGACCAGCCTCTCCCTGGCAGGGCTCATCGACGAAACGCCCGCTACCGCGCTCGTCGGTGGTCGCGATCCCGTGGTCGACCTCAACGCCATCTCCGAGGGGCTGGGCGCGCTGAGCGGCGCAGCCTTCGAGGTTTGCACCATCGACGCACCGGAAGTGGAGTGCCGCAATCTGTTCATCGAGACGGTCGACGAGTGGAACCTGGCGGGCAAGCTCGTCATGGGCATCATCGGCTGCATCCCTGGCACGCCGCTCATCACGGCGCAGGCCGAAGCGCTGGCGATCAACAACCCTGGCTTCGTCTACCTCTACAACGGCTTTCACACCCGCTCGCCTGTGACTGGCGCGATGGACGACCTCGTGGAGGGCTATGAAGCCTTCGGGCGCGAGGCGGGTCGCCATGCCGCGCTGCCGTTGGCGCGCCAGCTAACCCACTCCGTGCTGCGCGACGCCATCATCACCGTCAACGAGCCGCCTGCCGAGCTTGTGGGCGGGGCGCTTCAGATGGGGCTCTACATGTACACCACGGCCCCCAACGGCCAGGTGTGGACGGAGCAGGGCATCACGTCGCAAAGCGACTTCTCGAAGCCGCCGATCTGGGCCGTCGAAACGGACTCGGGCTGGTCGAAGTCGCGCCTGGTGCTGACTCGCTTCAGGCTCATCAACGACATCCTCATGGCGCTCAGCCCGATGATCGAAACCACCACGAACAATGCGGCTGGCAGGGCGAGCATCATCCGCGAGGCGCAGAACGTCATCGACACGCAGTACATCCCGGTCGGTGCGGTCGACGTGGCGAAGGTCATCCTCGATCCGTCCAACCCGCCAAGCGGCGACAAGATTTGGCTGCTGATCGACCCGTGCGTCACCCCCGACGGTGCGGAAAAGATCATCATGACCATCGCGTTCCGGAGGTAAGCCATGGCACAACCAGTCGATCCAGGGTTGCTGATCCCTGGCTACAGCGGGCGCTTCTACAAGTCGGACGGCTCGCGGTGGGCAACCTGCACTCAGTGGGAGCTTCAGCTTTCGATCACGTCCACCGACGAGCAGCCCCTCGGCACGTTCTGGCTGATGGCCGTCGCGCAGTCGGGCTCCGCCACGCTGACCGTTTCGGAGCTAGTCATCGACGACGCGATCATGGCCGAGTTCCTGGCAGGCATTCAGGACCCGCAGAACCCGAACATCCCGCAGTACCGCTTCATCGGGGAGCGCACCCGTCCTGACGGCCTGGTGTCGACGCTCACCATCGACGGCTGCACGCTGGACGGCACCAACCGCATCGCCGCCGCCATCCCTGGCGAGACGATGACCAGGGACCTGACCTTCCGCGTGTCGTCGATCCCTGATCCTGCCGGGCTGTTCCCGGCAACGGCGTGACCCGCAACGGCGTCCCCGAGCGGCACGAGCAGGTACAGATCGTGGACCAGCCGCCACAGCCCGCCACGGGGGGACAACCGCTCCCCCCGCCCGACGCGCGCAAGCCGCCGCGCTCCATGAGCGTGCCCGAGCTACGTGCCGAAGA